GCGATAGACTCATTCAGTCAGTTGCTGGAAGCCTTAACAGCGGGGCTAAAAGCCAGCCTGCCCAACTTAAGCCAAGTCCTGAGTTGGACGATGCCGGAGCAAAAGCCGCTACCGGAGATCATGACGGCCTGCCCATCGCCGCCCAGCCTAAAAAGCCAGACGATAACCAGAAAGCGCAAGCAACTGCGCTACCAAAAATTGTTTATATGGCTATAGACAACACCGTAATCGACGCAGGCTTTGCTGTGAATACCGAAACCGGCGAAATCATCAATGGGCAACTCAACCCACTGACCGTTGCTGATTTTGAAACACTGCTGGCCATCAAGCTAAAAAACAAAGCGCCCAAAGCGCAGCGCCAATTACGCCACTATTACCGCCGGCAATACGCAAAAAACGGCGTCATCCCCCAGGCATTAACGCCGGATAGTGACGGTAAGCTGCCCGATCACCGGCAATTTGCCGGCCGCAAACGCCAACTGGATGACGCCATCGCCAACCGCTTTATCGACATGATCGAGAAATCGGCCGATGCCGGCGACATCAAAAACTATTGCACCCGGGCGCACCGCAAAGTGACCTATTTCCACGCCCGGTTAGAAAAGGAATTCGGAAAAACCATCAACCTACAGAGCCTGTACACCATGTTAAAGGGTGACAAAGGCAAGCGCCTGCGCGACCTGATGGCGACCACGGATGACGGCGTTACCGGCGCGATCAAGCCGCCCAGTTTCTTTAAGGCCGAACCGGTGGGTGAACTCATCCAGATGGACGGCGTTGAATCTGATTTTTTAGAGATTTGGGAAGGCGGGCGCTGGGTAAAACCGACCTGGATCGAGTTTTTTGACCAGGGCAGCCGCAAGCTGCTGGCGATGCAGGCCTACCTGTCCGAAAGCAGCGAGAACTCGGTGGCTATTTTTACCCACTTCCTGCAAGAGAACGACTTCCCGTGCCTGAAAATGCGCATACGACCCGACAATGCCGGTGGCTTTAAAAACCTCAGACGGCCCATGAAGGAACTGAATGACCGGGCGGACATCCCGACTGCTTTCATGTTCATCGACAACTACGCCCGGGCGGGCAAACCCAAAGACAAAGCGCACCTGGAATCCTCGCATCGGGCCGTACACCAGTTTGAACGCTTCATCATCGACCATTTTAACGACGCGATCGTCGGCCAGTACAAAAAGCGCAAAAAGGTGGGGGACGCCTTAAAAACCGTCACCGTCACCCAATTACGCATTAGCCTGGCAGAGCTGAATGATTCAAAAATAATCGACGACTACAAAGCGGAGCATAACGGCAAAGCGCACCGGTTTACCGACAACGGCATACAAAAAAAGTGGGCGCCTGATGACAAATGGAACGAAAAACTACAGCAGGTCAATAGCTTCAGGTTTAAACCCGAACATATCGAACTGTGCAAAATATACGGCCACACCAAAACCGCCGCAAAAATCAGCAAAGAAGGCCTGCTCACCTATAAAGGCAGGAAATACTACGTTGAAGACACCTCGCTTTGGAGCACACATAGCTCAACGCCGGTAAAAATCAGCCGGGTAGACGACTACTTGGCCTTTTTTAAAGACAGCGACGACGGCAAATACATAGGCAAGGCCATACCCAAGAAAACAACCTCTACAAGGCGAAGAAAATGATGCAACTGATCGCCGACCTCGCCACGCCCGGCAATGTGGACTATATTATCCCCATCGACCGCGAAGCCCTGGCCGTGTTCGCACAAGTCGTCGAGGAATTGCTGCCTAAGGTGTAGCCGGGTAGGTTGTGCCGTGCGCGACATTCGCCCCCACCCTTTGGCGCGCGCGGCACGTCCTACCTAGGGTCGTAGGGCGTTTTCGCGATAGCAAAACGCCATCGGTGCGCCCCTAAATGGCGGATTGCCTATCGGCGAATCCGCCCTACCTGGCTAAATAAGCGTAAACCCAGCCTCGCTGAACCCGTTCAGCGAGGCTTTTTATTGCCCGGCGTTTATGATACAGGCTACCCCCACGCCGGCGGAGCCCATTATCATGAACCCGACCTCTTTACCTGCCCAGGATACCGCCGAACCCGCGGTTGATGACGTTAGCAACATAATCAATGCAGCCGGCGAGCTGGCGACTAGCGATTTCACTAAAGACTGGTGGCAATCCAAAACCATCCAGGCCGCCCTGGTCGCCATGCTGCCTGCCGTGGCCCATATTGCCGGCGTTGATTACAGCCTCATCACCCCGTATGCCGGCGATATTGTCACGATTATGGCAGGCGTGGCGGCGATTTTAGGCCGTCGTGCCGCCGTCACCGTCATTCGTTAAGGCTGCGCCATGCTGACCTCAGAGCAATTAGAAAAAATAGCTATTTATTCGAACGATAGATTGCGTGCCGCCTACCTGCCGCACCTGAACGCCGCGTTTGTTAAATACCAGATCAACACACCGCAACGCATCGCGGCATTCCTGGCGCAAATCATCCACGAATCCGGCAGCTTCCATTACGTTAAAGAAATCGCCGACGGTAGCGCGTATGAGGGCAACAAGAGCTTAGGCAACACCGTTAAAGGCGATGGCGTACGTTACAAAGGTCGCGGCCTAATCCAAGTAACGGGGCGCGCCAATTACCTACGCTGTGGGCAGGCTTTGGCGCTGGATTTAATGAGCCATCCCGAGCTGCTGGAACAGCCGGAACCGGCGGTCCTATCGGCGGCGTGGTTTTGGAATACGCACAACTGCAACGCCTTAGCTGATATTGGCAAATTCAACGCCATTACGCACACGATCAACGGCGGCTACAACGGCATGCAACAGCGGCTGGAGATTTGGCGGCTGGCTAAAAAGGTACTGAACATCGCCTGACAGCGTCCAACGATTAACCAAAAACCACTTTTTTAACCCCTATTTGCAAATACTTGGACGCTAACCGATGGACTTTGAACTGATTAAAACCGGCATTTTAGTCGTCAATATGATCGCGAGCTTTATCATCGGCTTCTTTTTTATGCTGGACCGGCGTGACCGCGTGACCCAAGAGGCGGTAAAAAAGCTGGAGCTGGACACCAACAAAAAAATAGATCATTTGCGCGACACCATTAAAGACAGCGAAAAAAAGCATGATGGCGAAATCATCGTGCTGCATACGCGCATTGATACCGTCATCCATGATATTGCCGAGGTCAGGCATGAAATGGGGCGGATAGCCGGCAGTATTGATGGCATCAAGAACCAGGTGGCGTTGATGTATGAGCACTTACTGAGCCAAACGCGCCGATAAACAGGAGATAATATGACCTTTGCTCAGCTACAAACCGAAAACCGCCGCCTGTACCTGTTAAAAACGCTCAAGCTGTCCGCTGATTACCGCATGAGCGATATGCTGCTGCAGTCTGCCTTAACAGCGCTGGGTTACGGTGCCTCGCTGGCCGTCATCCGTGGCGACATCGCTTGGCTGGAACAACAAGGCCTGCTGTCTACCGAGGCTGTGCCGGGCATGACCCTGGCTAAATTAAGCAATGAGGGCGTCGATGTCGCAGATGGCGTCTCGCATACCCCTGGCATTGCCCGCCCCAGGCCGGAATAACGATGGGCCGCAAATCCACGATAGAAACCCTGCCGGAAGACCTGCTCAAGCAACTGCAAGCGCTGTTGCTGGATCCGCGCATGACACAATTGCAGATCACTCACAAGATCAACAAATTGCTGACCGCGCAAGGTGAAAAACCGGTCAGCAAGTCATCGGTAGGGCGTTATGCGCAGACCTTTCAAGGCCTCACCTCAAAAATGGCCGAGACCAACCGTATGTCAACGTTGATCCTGTCGGAGCTGGGCATCAGCAACCAAAGCGATATAGGCCAAGTCACCGCCGAAATCTTGCGCACGCTGGTGATGCACTTTTTGCCGCTGATGGAAACCGCGATGTTTAGTGAAGCGCTGGATCTAAAGGACATGAAAGAAGTCACGCTGATGATTAATGCCCTGTCCACGACGCATCATCGCCTGGAAACCTCTGCCAGCGAAAATGAAAAACGCAAACGCAGTATTGAATTAGCGGCAACGGAATACTTTGTCGAAAAAGCCGAAAGCTTAACCGACAACCAGCCGTTAACGGCAGACCGGCTGCGGCTGTTGCTGAAGGAAACGTATGGCGGCTAACACACCGACGCTGCTGTATCCCTACCAGCAACGCTGGCTGAACGATGAATCGCGCTTCAAATGCGGCATGTTCGCGAGACAAACCGGCAAGACCTTCACGACCACGCTGGAAATCGTCCGCGATTGCCAACTGGCCGATCTGGAAGGCCGCCGGGTGCGCTGGGTCATCCTGTCGCGCGGTGAACGCCAGGCTAAAGAAGCCATCGATGAAGGCGTCAAGCGCCATTGCCAAGCCATAGGCGCCGTCATCAAGGCCGTAGAAACCGACTGGCAAGGCGATGCCAACTACAAGGCCATGGAAGTCAGTTGGCCGGGCGGCAGCCGCATTACCGCGCTGCCCGCCAACCCGGACACCGCGCGCGGCTTTTCCGCCAATGTCTTTTTAGACGAGTTCGCCTTCCATCAGGACAGCCGCAAAATCTGGGCGGCGCTGTTCCCGGTTATCTCGGCAGGCCATAAACTGCGCGTCGTGTCCACGCCCAACGGCAAAGGCAACAAGTTTTACGACATCATGACCGACCAAAGCGAGGGCAATCCCTGGTCGCGGCATGTCGTCGATATTTACCAGGCCGTCGAACAAGGCTTGCCGCGTGACGTGGCCTTGCTGAAATCCGGTTTAAACGATGATGACAGCTGGACGCAGGAATACGAACTGAAATGGCTGGATGAAGCCAGTGCCTGGTTATCATTTGATTTAATTGACGGCGTTGAAAGCGAACACGCAGGAAATCCAGAACATTACACCGGTGGCGCGTGCTTTGTCGGCGTTGATATAGCCGCACGTAATGATTTATTCGTGATCTGGGTAGTAGAGGCGGTCGGCGATGTGCTGTGGACACGGCAGATTATCGCGGGGCGCCGCATCAGCTTTGCCGAGCAGGATGCGCTGCTGGCTGACGCCTTCCTGCGCTACAGAGTTGTGCGCTGCTGCATCGATCAGACCGGCATGGGCGAGAAGCCGGTAGAAGACGCCAAACGGCGACACGGTGATAGTCGCGTTGAAGGCGTACTGTTTACCGGCGCCAACAAGCAACTGCTGGCGACGGCAGGAAAAGAGGCCTTTGAGGACAAAAAAATACGCATACCGCAAGGCGATAGCGATTTACGCAATGACTTGCACAAGCTGCAAAAAACCACCTCGCCCACCGGCACACCGCGCTTTATCGCCGACAGCGACAGCAGCGGCCATGCCGACCGGGCCTGGGCGTGTTTTCTGGCCGTGTATGCCGGCCACACGCCGGCAATAGCCACCGAGGGTTATATCGCCCTACCGCGTTATGCCCGTGGCGGCAGGATTGATTTAAATGACGATAATGACGATAGCTATCCATCCAGGCGTATGTAGCAGGGTATGATTTTGATTTCTTAAACCGGAGACAACAATGACTGAAAACTACGAAGCCTTAGGTCGTTACACCCAGGCCACTGATAACCTTAACGCCGCCGTGCGAGAACGCAATGCACAGCTGTCTGAATTACGACGCCTTTGCGCACGAGTAACCGATAATGCTTCCGGGTGGTCGGCACCGATGGATTTTGATTTTAACGCAGCCGGGTATTGTCTGCAGCAGGCAGAAGCGGCGCATGTCAAGGCCGTCACGGCGATGGCTGACGCCAACAGCGTCGCTATGCAGGCACAAAAGCCACTGCATCAGTTACGATAAGAGACATGGCTATCCTAGACTGGTTTAGAAAAACTGTGGCGACAGCGGCGCTCAGCGAGCCGCAAACGGCAGCCATTGCCCAGATGCGCAACCAATGGCATGACCTCAACACAGCGGCAGGATTATCCCCGGCACGGCTGGCGCAAGTATTTGCATCGGCCTCACAAGGCAACCTGTACGATCAAGCTATCTTATTTGAAGATATGCTGGAACGTGACGCGCATCTGTATGCGGAAATGGACAAGCGCAAATCAGCGCCGGGCACGCTGGACTGGGCTATCGTACCGCCGCGGGGTGCCTCTGCCGCCGAAAAAAAGCTGGCGGCATATACCGATGAAGTCATCCGCGACTTGCCTGATTTTGAAGACATCGTTAAAGCCCTGATGGATGGCGTCGGCCACGGCTATTCGGCGCTGGAAATAACATGGAACAAAGACAATGTCGAGTTGCTGCCGAGTTTCGATCACCGGCCGCAAGAATGGTTTCAGCTCTCGATGGACCGCACCGCCTTGCACCTGCGTGACGGTTCCGCCAATGGCGCCGAACTACAGCCCTTCGGCTGGGTACTGCATCAGCACGGCCTTGCTAAAACCGGCTATATCGGCAAAATGCCGCTGTACCGCGTACTGGCCTGGCCGTTTTTATACAAACTCTACGGCATCAACGACTTTGCCGAATTTTTAGAAATTTACGGCCTGCCGATCATTGTCGGCAAATACCCGGCAGGCGCTGACATCACCCAGCAAAACGCATTAAAACGCGCCGTACAATCGCTGGGCCATGATGCCCGCGCGATTATGCCCGCCGATATGCTGATGGAAATCCAGGCGCTGACCTCCAGTGGCGCGCCGTCGCACATGGTCATTATCGACTGGGGCGACAAAGCGCAATCAAAAGCCATCTTAGGTGGCACACTGACCAGTCAGGCCGACGGTAAAACCTCAACCAATGCGCTGGGCACGGTACATCAAGACGCCTTTACCGCGATACGCGATAACGATTGTCGGCAAATCGCCGGAACCCTAACCCGCGATATTATTTATCCGTTGCTGGCGCTGAACAAAGGCGGCTTGGATAACCTGCGCCGCTGCCCGCGCTTTGTGTTCGATACCGGCGAAGCGGAAGACTTGGCGCTGTATGCCGACGGCCTGCCAAAACTGGTGAGTATCGGCATGAAAATACCGGCACGTTACGCCCACGACAAATTGAAGATACCGGAACCGGAAGGCGATGAGCCCGTGCTATCGGCAACAACCAACACCAACGTACCCACAGTGCCGACACCGCCCATAGCCGCCGCTACCGTTAAGCCATTACTGCTGCCGGTCTTTACGCCCCAGCAGCGGGCCGTGGAAGGCCTAGGCGACCAATTGCCGGCGCAATTGGGTAGTCCGATTAATAGCGATTTGATCCTGGCTGCGATTAAAGCGGCCAAAGACCCGGAAGATTTAGAGCAACGTTTAGCCGCGCTGATGACAGGGGCAGACAACGGAGATTGGCAACAAACCCTCAGCCACGCCCTCTTTGCCGCCGATGTCTTGGGTTATGTCCATGCCGGCGAGTAAGGAAAAACAATGATTACAAAACCACTGCAATTATTACGTTCATGTATTGAAAAAGGGCTTAATTTCGAGGAATTTCAAAAACGCTCATCGGCGCTATTTGATTGCGAAAAAAGCCGGCCCAGCGTCGTAGGGCGTTTTCGCGATAGCAAAACGCCATCGGTGCGCCCCTAAATGGCGGATTGCCTATCGGCGAATCCGCCTTACGAGTTACGAGTTTTTAAGCGGGAAAGTTAATGCCACCTCCCTTAAGCCTTCCGCCCGTTGACGGCCAGACTGTCCATTTCCTTGAGGCCATCCGCGCCGCTGAGGCGCGTAACGTCGTCTTACCGGATATTTACTACGGCCAGTTGCAAGGCGTCGCTCGTCAACTGGCGTTTTCAATTGCCGGCGTCGCCAGTTACGACCAACTTAAGGCAGTCAAGAATAGCCTGGATAAGTGGCAAGCGAACGGTAAAACCTTTGCCCAATGGCAACGCGAAGTGGCTGTAAAAGACCTGGAGCTGCCCAAATACCGCCTGGAAAATATCTTTAGAACCAACCTGCAAGGCAACTACCAAGCCGGGCACTGGGAGCAGATTATCCGCAACCAGCAGCATCGCCCTTATCTGATGTACGACGCCATCAACGACAGCCGCACCCGCCCTGCGCACCGGGCAATGGATAATATCATCAGGCCGATCGATGATGTATTCTGGAAAACGCACAGCCCGCCAAACGGCTATATGTGTCGGTGCGGAGTCATCAGCCTGACGCAAGCCCAAGCCCAGGCCCGGTCAAAAGACGGCACCGGCCTGAATAAAATCATTGATGAAACGACGATGCAGCCCGATAAAGGCTGGGGTTATTCGCCCAGAGATAGATTGCAAGGCGTGGAGCAAGCATTGGCTAAACGCCGCGAGCAGAATGGCGACGTGTTATTATCGGCGTTGGACAACCTGCTAAACCACAACATGGATATGAAAATTATTAACCTGCCGGAATTTTCAAGCCTACAAAAAACAATGTCAGATATTGCCGGCCAGAATAGTGATTGGTTCCCGTCAGGATTTAATGGCATTCATGCTGTTGACAGAGATGATATGTTTGCTGCAACTTCGGATGG